CCAATTAGTTATAAATAAGGATTATACTTGATTTTGTTTAGTGTCAAGAGTTTTGCGAAAAAATAATATTGATTATAAAAACTTTTGGACATATTATAAAAGAATAATGTTTTAAGTTATTTTAGGTTATAATTTAAAAGGTTTACCAATTTAGTTAGAAGCCCCTTAGTTCAATGTTATCTCCAGATTAAAGGGGCTTTTTTTTAGCTAAATATATCGCTTTCTATTTTCTCAACTTCCTCCTCTGTCAAAACATAAACCTCTATTCTTGAGGTTGTAAAATCATTTAAAAAATAAGGGTCGCTTTTATCTATTGAATTAACCGACAAACCAAAAGGAATAATATTTTTATATTGCCTTAATATATTAGGTGAGTAAACAAGCCTATGATTATTTAAAGTAAAGTTATCATCATAACTTATTGAAAAAAGCCACATCTCTTGAATTGCAGAATATTCAAGCAAAAAATCAAAAGTCACGTTGTCTTCATTTGTTATTGAATATTTTTGTTTATAATCGTCTGTAAGCTCTGTTAATAATTGCATCTTAATTTTTAATAAAATCGTTTAATTTTAATAATAAAGAGGTTACAGGCTTTTTTTCACCCTGAACTTTTCCTTTATCTTCTACACTGCTATTTTGCCCTTTTGCTCTACCTTGAAATTTATCATAATCATTTATATTAAAATCAACGGTCTGTGTTTCGGCAAGCCTAAATTGTTTTAATGTAATTGAAAAATCAGATATATATTTTGAGTTCTCCGCTTGTGTTGCAGAAATTGCAATTATTGCCATCTCGTCAAAAAATCCATAAGGAGTGTCTACACTTACAAGCTGCCTTGCTTCAAACATTGCCCGAAAAAAATTAAATGCTTTAGCTTGCCTTGTCTTAGGAGGGTTCAATTTTTGATAAGTTGAATATAAATCAACCGCACTACCTAAAGAGGCGTTTACATAATCTGCTTTGGTTTCCTTCTTTTTTTTAAGGTTATTTTTAAGCTGCTTCATTCCGCTAGTTAAAACTGGCAAATAAGAATTAACTATTGTCAATTTTTCGGCTACCTTTTGCAGCTCATCTTTAGGGTCTGCTGCTTCGTTTATCAACTCTCCGACATAGCCTCTTAAAGTTATTATAACAGGTCTTAATGCAATATGATCTTGAATTGCTGTGTTATCTTCTGCAAAATGGTCTGTTGCCTCTGCTGCTAGCTCTACTTTTTGATCTCCTTCTACATCAAACACAAACCCCGCAATTCCTAAATTGTTTAAAGGCGAAACAACATATTTATTAATTAATTTGTTTGTGCCTTCTGCTGTATTTATTACTTTGTCAAGCTGCGTAAATTTGTTTTGCTCTGCTGTAATTGGTAAAGTTGCCATTATTAATATCCCTGATTATTAATTAATGATTGTGTATTTTTTAATTGCTGCTCTATTGCAATAGCGGTTTCTCTTGAGTTTTCACCAGTAACATTAATATTAATATTATTTGTTGTGCTGTTGGTTGAACCGCCTCTTATATCTCTAAATATTTGCGTTCCTAAGCCTCCAACTGCTCCTGCTCCCGCTCCTATAGCTGTACCAATAAAAGGCACTAGAGAGCCAATAGCCGCTCCCGCTCCCGCTCCTCCTAATATACTTGAAAGATAATCTTTAATTTTGCTATCTTCTCCCATTTGTAATAAGCTTCCGCCCCCAATTCCTGCTGTTAATAATCCAACTGCTTTTAATAATTTCATCTTTTGCCCGAAAAGCCCCAGTGAAATTGTAGAAACTTTTAGTAATCCGTTAAATTTAGCTAAAAAAGCTAATAAAGCAGCACCGCCTAATATTTCTTTTAAATTAGGAATTTTATTTAATGTTTCATAAAACTCACCAAACAAACTTTCACCGCCAGTTTGCCAAACTCTTATATCATCAAGCAACGCTATAAACAACAACAAACCAGTCAAAAAAGGTGCAAAAGAAGCTGTGAGCAATCCCACTGCTATTGATATGGATTTTATACCATTTTCAACTCCTAAAGTTTTTTCTATAAAACTTGTCATTAATCCAATAGCTCCACCAATAGCAGAAACAAAACTGCTAAAAATATTAGCTAAGGATGATATAGTATTTATTACTTTATCGCCATTATCTTTTAACCATTTAAAAAAGTTTTTAATTAAGGCGTTTAATTCTGGAGCTATTTTTGCAACCGCTTGATCTTTTAACGCTTTAAACCGCAAGGTAAGCATTTTTAAACTAGTTCCTAAATCATCAATGTCATCTTGCTGCTTTTTATTTAAAAAAGTGTTTTTTCCTAATTCCTGAAATTCTTTTCTACTAAGCTTTAAGATATTTATAAATTCTGGTGATAATCCTAATTGACCGATTAAATTAGTTGCTGTTGCGGGGTCTAAGTTTTTTATTACATCTCTTAATTGCTCTAACACTGCAAAGGCATTTTTGCCCGCCACGTCAATTCCTAATAATTGAAAAGGAGCAATATTGCCCTGACCGATTCTTATTGCTGCCAGACTTTGCTCTAGGTTTCCTATAGATTGTGCGATTTGGTCTGCTGAAATAGACAAATTAGAAAGCTGCCCTGCTTGCTGCCATTTTTGCAACTCTTTTATAGAAAGACCAGTTTGCTTGTTTAAATTTTTTAAAGCCACAACACCGTTTAAGCTACCATTTACAAACCTATCTAAACCAAAGATTGCACCCGCAAAAGCAACTTGCACGCCTATTAATTCTCTTCTTAATGTTTTTACACCTCCTGAAAAGTTTTTTAATGTTTGATTATCTGCTTTTACACCTAATTGAACGAAAAACTCTGCTAGCTTCATTTTGTCTCTTTGTTTAAATTATAATATGCTTCTTGATAGTCATCCGAAAATTGCTCATAATCAAGCATTTTTTTAACCCAGAGGACAGACATATCATTTATTATTGCGGGGTTGCCATTGCAATAACCAGCTTTTGCTAACCTTAGACAAACAAGATCGCCTTGCTTTATTTCTGTTGTAAATTTTGGTTGAATAGTGCCTTTCCTTGTAAAACTGGCTTTAACCCTGAAAAGGCACCCTCTAATAAAGGGCTTATATTTTCCGTAATACAGGCAACAATAATTGGATAATAATCTTTTCTTGCTTGAGCATCCTCAAAAATTTCTTCTGTTATTTTTTCACCGTCATATAAACATCTTTGCAAACATTTAAAAATGCTTTTTCTTACGCTTTGATCTCCTGAGACTGACAAAATCGCTTTTATAAAAGTATTAACTAAAGTTAAATCTTTTTTATTATTTGAAGATTCAGGAATTTCAATATTTCCAAGATCTATATTATTGGATAATAAAACTTTGCTAATCTGATCGTGCAAATTTATCGCATCTCCCCAAGAAGCAGGCTCTATTTTTAACTTTTTTCCACTCTCTAATTCTATTTCTCTCATAAAAAAAACAATATAATTATAAAAAAAGAGGGTAACTAAACCCTCTTTAATTGTCAAAGGTTTTTAAATTATGAGAGTGATCTCGGAGCATTGCTAAATTGTAAGTTGTAAATAACAACTGTTGCCTCTGTATCACCTTCGACATTTTCTTTTCCATTTAAGTTTTTCGCAAATACACCGCCCTCTAAATTATAGATTTCTCTTGTAACATTTCCCTGACCGTCTCCTATTCTTTTAATAAACTGTCCTGTTAGTAGACTGAAGCTTGCTAAATCTCTTTCCATGCCGAGCTTCAATGAATTAAAGAACTTGTCATCTTTTGACCCCCTTACAATTCTTAAAGTCACATCTGCTTGCTTTCCAGTTTCATTAAAGTTGTAAATTGCATTCCCATTTTTACCAGTTTTAATTCCCACTAGTTCATTTGGATAATCAATATTTACAACGTCACCATCTGCAACGTCAATTATTGGCCTGTCATTTATTTTAATTGTGTCTTTTCCTGTTAATGTATAAGTTGGCATGTCTATTCCTCAATTATTGCGATTATTTCAGAGCTGTGGATTGCTCCAGCAAATTTAATGGCTATTTGTACTAAAGGGGCTTTTCTAGCTTCTCTGTCTGCCTGTGATTGCTGAGCTATTGGCAAGGCATAAATATAATATCCTGTGTCAAGAATATTTCTTTTTAAATCTTCGGGGCTTCCAAAAGTTTCTGAAGAGTTCCAAGCCAAGCCAGTACCGATAACTCCATTTCTTACACCATCTTTTAAAACTTTTTCATAAGCTCCCAGTAAACCATCCATCCCTTCTTCTGTTTGTGGGATTTTAGTATTAGTTTTTGCCAAAAAGTTAAAGCCTGCAACTTCTAAATTAAATTTTAGCCATAGTTGATTATAAACATTATCAAAATAATCATTTCCACCGCTTGAAGCAACCGCCGATTTTCCACCATAATTTATATATAAATCAAGTCCAGCACTTAAGGCATTAATGTAATCTGTTTGATTTATTCCCTTATCCTCAGTAACTCCAGTCAATGATTTAAGATTCATAGTTTGAGAAGTAACAGAGCCACTAAAATTTACACTAAAAGATCTACCTATATAAGCTGCCTTAGCTAAATTTGCACTGCTTAAATTTTCTGTATATAATATTGATCTAAATTTTGTGTAACCTGCATCTTTTAGTGTTGTTGCTATCCCTGCAATATCTTCTGTGCTAGCAAAATGATGAACAAAAATTCTATTTTGTGCTTGTATAGCAGAAGCCAAAGAAGAAATAACTGAGTCCTCCATTTCTAAATTAGTAATAACTCCAACAAAAGACACTGAGTCTTCTACCCTGCTTATTGCACTGACTATAGTTTCACCTGAAGCATTAACACCTGACGTCTCCGTTCCTGCTGCTTGATTAAAAAAACCAGCTGCACTTAAATCTGTACCTGATCCACCAGTTGAGCCTAAAACAACATCGCTGTCATTTCCTACTTTTTTTGAAGTAAATTTTAGCCCTGTATTTGCCACCGCTTCAACTATAACATTTTTAAGCTTGGCTTGTATTATTTTTGCTATATCACTAAAAGTTGTTGCTGCTGAAAAGTTTAAGTTTGTAAGATCTACATTTGTACCATTTAAAACAATCCTTAATTCTCCATCTGTTACTGCTATTATGCTAGCCAAGTTTCCTGAAATATCGTCTGTCTCAAAGTTCCCTTGTGTTGCACTAACAGAAGACTCCAACGGCACTATTACAAGCCTTCCAGCTCCTGAAATTATATTCGGTGACTGAGAAAAAATATTATCAGCCATTTTCTTTGTTATTGAAGACGTGCCGTAATCGTTGGCAACCTCTTTAGAATTTAAATAAATTCTGTAAGGGTCAACATTTGAAGGTGTTTCTGTTGTAAATAATGCAACGCTATTAATATTAGTTGCAGATATTCCTTGAGGAGTTCCAGCAAGGGTTACATTAATTACATTACTTATGTCTATTGTCATTTTAAACCTTATTAATCAGTTTCTAAATTTGTTATGAAATTATTATCATAATAATCAATTTCATTAATTTTACTTTTATGTGCCATTATTACAATTTTTATGGCATATCTTTTTAAAATTCCTGCTCCTTCAAGCTCTGATATATTTATAAAGCTACTAGTTATTTTAGCAATATTAAATTGATATTTTTCTTGCTGCTCTAAGCTTTTAGAGCTATTAAGTGCAAGAATAACCTCTTCTTTTCTTGTTCTTGCTTCATTGTTTTTACTTACAACATTAATAATATATTCCTCTTTGGTCAATAAATTTATCTCTTCTTGAAAACCTGTCTCAGTCGGTGTCTGTCTATTTGTTAAAGAATAGGGCTGTGAGTTTATGTGTTGAATTGCTATATATAAAGCCTCGTCTTTTGGCAAATTAATATCTTCTTCATATATAAAAACTCTATTAGCTGCCAAACCTAGAAAATCTTCTAATATATCTGCAATTATTAAAATTGGCTCTCTATCCATTATAATCTTCTGTTATGTGATATTCATAATAACCATTTACGGAATAGGGTTTTATATCCATAACTTTATAATATAAATTATTATATTTAACTCTATCACCATTTTTCAAAGAGATTTTAGTTCTAATATGTATTTGCCACCATTCCCAGTCTCTTTGTCCTTCAGGCTTAATTTTTAGCTTGTCTGCTTCTAAAGGCTGAATAATTCCTTTAAATTGAATTGGCGTTTCAACCTCAACTGCTTGATGGTCTGATATAGTCTGCACCACTTTCATAAAAGTAATTTTAACTTCCCAGCCTCTAAAGGCTTTTTTAATTTTTGGTATCATTTTAATTTCTCAGCCTTTGAACTAATTGAACCCTTTAATTGTAAAGTAGCTTGTAAAATATTTGGTGACAAGCCTTTTTTGTTTTTTGATTGCAAGGTTTTTTCTGATAAAGGCTGCCACTTTCCGAAGCCCTGTGTCTCAAAAGACTCTAAAACATAACCCTCTGCCGTTATCCCTAATAATTGATATATTTTTTTTGCTCCGTTTTTTTCTGGAGCATATTTTTTTATTAACAACCCCAGCTGCTTTGTAAGCTCTTTTTTCTTTTCTAAAATAGAGTCATATAAAAACGATCTTCTAGGCACTTTCTTTGTTAAGCTACCAAACTCGTGTAAAGCTCCAATTTCTGCATTAGTCATTCCTGAGCTGTCAGCACCTCTACTTGACTGCCCTTTTAAAATTCCTATTTTAGCTGTGTAAGATTCTTGTAAATTTTCTTGTAACTGCTCTAAAGGTTTTAAGTCAAACTTTAAGCTAGTTTTGCTAGGCATCTGTTTTTCCTTCTACCGTAACTACATTGCCTATTAACTTTGTAGCTATCATATTTAGATATTTCTGTCCGTAAGCTGTGCTTGCGTAATTACTGTAAACAGGATGCTTTAATAGCCATTCTGGCAAAGTGTAAGACTCTGATATTGAACCAACAGAGCGAGAGCTTAAAAGCTGCATTCCGTTGCTTTCGCTACCTTCAAGATTCATATTACCCACTAAATTGTGAGCTGTTAAATAAAGATAAGCTTTTTTTAAATCTTCATCACTAGAAAACAACGCCTCATTAAAAACTATGCAAGACTCATCATAAGCATTGGTTATATCTTCATCAATAATATAATCAAATTTTGATATTTCAGGCAATAAAGTCCAGTAAGTTTCATTTGGGGGTGTTTGCCCTAAAGTTCCATTTTGTAGGCAAGAATAAAAAAAGCCGTTGCTATCTAGATAAACAACAGCTCCAATATTATATGTTTTTAAATTGTCATAAGTTGGTAAATACTCAAAACCTCTATAAAACTGAGCCTTAAAGTCCGAAGGTGTAAGACTTGTGATAATAGGGTTCGAGCAAGACATCTCTAATTACTTAGACTCTGATTCTTGAATTAAGTTTGAAAGCTCGCTCTCAGATAATTCTTCAGCTCCCTCTATTCCTAATTCTTCTGCTTGTTTTACTAAATCAGATATTTTTTTATTCTTTTTTTTATCCTTTTTTGAATTTTCCTGCTCTTCTGGTTTAGACTGTAATTCTTTTAACTCTTTTGGAAATATCCCTAATAATCTTTTTGCTTCATCGTCAAGAATCCACTGCACCTCAAGAGGTTTTAATTTAACTTTTTCGTTATCTTTGTTTATAATAATAAAATCTTTTTTAGATATATTTTGGATTTGCTTAGACATAATTTTATTTTTTGTAAGTTATAAAAAAAGGAGGGTAAATTCACCCCCCTTAATTGTCAATTCTTTTATGATTAAAAGCTAAAATATATAACTTCTTTAGGTCTGTATATTTCTACTCCTGTAAATTGACCGTAAGCTGCACTTTCAAAGCTAAAGCCGTTAAAAGTTCCTGCAATAGTTGAAGTATAATCCACAGGTATATTCATTGCTAGCGTGTCCTCATTATTTTTATACATTACATATCTTGTAACACCTAGATTATTGTCTGCTGCATCGCAATATGCTAAAGGAATAACTTGTGCGTTAGGGTTTCTAGTTATTTCTCTAAACTCTCTTATTAAATACTCTCTTCTTGTTATATTCGGGTGAGTAGTTGAAGCAGCTCTTCCTAGACCGTCCCAATCAGAACTCGGAATCACGAAAGTATCAGGATAATTTCTTGAACCTGTGTTTGCACGATAAGCTGCAACAAAAGCTTGAATAAAAGATTGAAAGTCTGCATCGCTCAAGCTTGATATTTTTGCAGTTAAAGTTGTTGTATCATCTGTCACATTAGGGTTATTTAATAAACCTGTCACTTTTTCATCTGTGCTATGTCCTAGACCAAAAATTTTCTGAATTCCAAGCTGCCAATCTTTCAATCTAGCTTTTTCTTTCTCTTCGATAAGACTCCAGTTGCCTGATCTTGTAGCTGTTTGTAAGCTTAGCAAATTGTACTCTAAAGCCTTTGCCCAGCTATTAACTTTAGTTGTAATTGCATCAAAACCAGTATCAACTTTTTCAAGCTTAGAAGTGTTTGTGTTCACTATCCCATCTTCAAATCCAGCACCTGTTGAATATGATCTATATGTTAATAACTGATCAGAAAAAGCACCAAAACCAACTTTTACGCTGATAAAATCAGCAGGTGCAATTTCATAAAATTTTTGTGAAATTATTTGCTGTCTAATTTCTGTCAAAGTCGTAATATCAAAATTATAGCCTAAATCAGCAGGGGCTGCATTAGCAAAAATCTTTTGATCATTAAGCATTTTTTTGCTAGGAGTTGTTGATATTGTGTTGCAGAAAGCACCTTGTTTTGCTAAATCTTCAGGTGACATTGTGCCTACACCTGCAATTATGTTTTGATAATTATTCATGTTTTTACCTCTTATTTTATACTTAACGAAATTAGATTAACGGAGTTTTTATGTGAACTGTGATAAGATCTCCACTTGCAGCTGCTTTCTCAACAGCATATCCAACTTTTTTATTAGATCCTCCGCCATGAGCTATAATTTTGTCACCAGTTGCAACGATTTCTAATTGAGCTCCTGCTGCAATTGCTGCGTTTGCTTCCATAACCATAAATGTATTATCGAAAGCTACTGTCACAATGTCACCAGCTTTTGGGCTGTTATCTTTTATATTATAAACGATAAATCCATAAATCTCTTCATTTGCTGCCGCTTTTTCAACAACTTGTTGTTTTCCCGCAACATCAACTAATTTTACTGCTGTACCTGATCCAAAAGTTTCTGTGCTATCTCTTCTTATAACAGCTGTTATAACATTAGGAGAAGGGGTCTTTTGTATTTGCCCTTTTACTCTTGATATTTCAAATTGATTAATTTCTAAAGCCATTTTTTACCTCTAATTATTTATTTTCTATTTTTTGACGTGAGCCATAAGCCATTTGACCATTTTTACTTGCTTCAATTGAAGTCACATAGCTGCTTTCAGCTTTTGCCTCTTCTTTTGCTTCGCAAGATTTTTCAGCAGCATTTTTTAAAAGATCAAAATGTTTTTTGTCTTCTGCTTTTTTTAAAGAGTTTTCTTTTTTCTCCTCTTCTTTTTTTTCGTTTTCTTTTTCCTCTTCTTTTTCTTGCTCGTTTTTACATTTATTATAATTTTCAATAAGCTCTGATATTTTAACAGATTCACCGTCTAGCTCTATTTCATCATTTTCATTGTAGCGGTTTTCTTTTTCCTTCTCTTCTTCGTTCTTTTTCTCTTTCATAGCGTTGTAAGATTCAACTAGCTCTTGCAAAGAGACTTTTTCACCGTTTTCAAGCTCTGTGTAAGCATTTTCGAAATCAATTTCTTTTTTGCTTTCTGCTTCGTTTAGCTTAGAGTCTTCTTTTTTTATTTCTTCATTCTTTTTAAAAAGCTTCATTTCTTTATTACCTTTAACGCTGTTTTGTAGGATTATTACATCTTCATATCTAGGATCTTCAACTAAACCAAAATGTAGTGGCTTTGCGTTTACAATCTCATGCTCATATTCAATGGCGTGATAAATTCCACCATCTTTTGTCTCTGTTGGAATATAAGCACATGAAGGCGTGTATCCTTTGTTATCTATTAAACTAATTGCATTGTCATTGTCAACAATTAAATCACACCACGCCCAACCATCATCTGAATTATAATAAACTTCAGTGACGTAACCAACTGTATTTTCTCCGTTGTAATCCTCTTTAAATTCTTCAGGGTGTCCTATAACAACAGGAACGCCTCTGAAAGTTTCGGCTATTCTCATTAGGTTTTCATTTTTTATTAAAACCTTTTCCTCTCCATATTGTACAAGTCCAGCCTCTAAAAATCTTGTTTTATATGCTCTTGCTTTTTTCTTTGGGTTTTCAGATTGGTTTTCTAAAACTTTTAACTTTCCTGAATTTATAAATGTAATAATTCCGTTTTGTTTTTTTTCTCTTTCTGCTTTTTCAATCACTTTTTTTGACCATGTTAAAATTGCTGTATCTCCACCCCAACCTAACCACGCTACATATCCGTTATCTTTCCAAGGGGTGGACTTAAACTCTTTTTTTATAGTTTTATTTTTTTCATGTCTACTAAACTGAGAAATTTTTTTTATAGTTTCTAAAGCTAAAGGCTTACCTGCTGCGATTTGTCTTGCTCTTCTCCAGCCAGTTTCTGTCATTCCCTTAACTTCGCTTTTATACTTCTCTTTCCATTCCAGCACCTTTTTTGCCGCATCTTGTGCAGATTTTGGCGGGATTCTGTCTTTTTCTTCTAGCTTGTTTTTTAATATAATTTCCATCATTCAACAATTACTAGAGGTTTTGCTTTACATCTGCAACCAAAATCTTCGCTAGGGTTTGCCCTTTTTCCAGTTTCAAGATTTACAATAGGAGGGTCGTCAAAACTAAAAACTTTACCGTGTAGCCTCTTGTGGTCGCTTCTTACTTTTCCATCTGTTGATGTACTCCATACATATTGCGTAATTCCTGCATCTAAATATCTTGATTCCCTATATTTTGCAGTGATTAAACTTGTTTCTTGTTTTGCCAAAAATTTTGCTTTTCTATCACTAACATCAAATTGCGTTCTAATAATGTTTTGCAACTTATCCGCTCGCATGCCCGAAAAAGTGTTATCCTCTACTAAACCCCTTAGCTTTGCAATTTCATTGTCTGCAAAATCTTTAATATAAAGCTTCATATTGTTGGAATATTCTTCTGCAAGCTTTGCTTTTTGTGTTTCTGTAAATTCTGGTGTTATGCCTATAGCATCAATTACAGTCTTTTTAAATTGCTTGTCTATGTCTTTTTGTACTAAAGAATATTGATCAAAAAAAGATAATTCAGATAATTCTTGTGCATAATTAATATTATCAAAAGCACTTAATAATCTTGATTGCAGTAAATTAAATTGAGTGGTTGCTTGTGTTATTGCGGAAATAATATCTTGAGGCAAACTTGCAAGCGATATTCTAAAGCCTTTTATTCGAGAGTCGTAATTATAACCTAGCTTTTCAAACTCTTTTATTATTTTTGCGTTAAAATCACCTTTAACTATATCGTTTGCATATTGTATTTTACCGCTAAGAATTGCATCTTTTAAAATAGATGAGGAGTTTTTAAATTGATATTGTAAGCTTGATTCTTTAAAGGTCTGATAAATAGGAGCAAAAATTATATCATAAAAAAACTGTTTAATTTTTTTTCTTATAGCTTCTTCATATTTAGGATTAAAATTTATTGGCTTTAGCTCTTTCATTTTATTATTTTTAGTAAATGCCTAAATATCTATTTTTCTTTTTTGTTAATATTAATTTTTGATAATAAACTAACTTTACTAACTCCATTTAGATTTTGATCTTGCTTTGCTTCTGGTGCAGGCTCAGGAAAGTCTTCTAAGCTGTCTGGCTCAAGATCAGTTTCAATTAAGTTTAATAAGTTAATCTCTTTAGCAACTTGCTGTGCTGTTATTATGCCCGAACTATAAAGAGTCATTAACCTTTGCAATTTATGGTTTTTTACGCTTTCTTCTTCTTCTGCTTTTAAAACTCTTAAGGAGTTATACTCTATTTCTACATTTTCTGGAATAACATCAAATAATTTTTGAGAGATTAACTTGATCACTTGGATAATAATATAGTCAAAGTTTCCCCTTATTTCCGACTCAACCATTGAGTTGTAGTTTTCTAGGTCATCCTCTCCAGAATTAAAGCCTGCTGCACTTATGCCGAAAATCTTTGTAATAGGCATTTTCATATCTGCTGCGATTCCTTTTCTGATCTCATTTAATATTTCTGCTATACCAGAAAAAGATAATTGTTTTTGGATATAGTCATCCTCTGTGTCCATACAAAGAGCAGCTTGATATTTCTTTTGCTGATTTGCTAGTTGAACTCGTTTTTGCGTTCTTTTTACTCCTGCATCATCTACAAGACTATGATTAAAACCATTTATTTTAAAAATATCGACCTTCGCCTCATCTAACAACTCAAATAATAAATCATTGTTTTTTAAGTATTGATTTATTGATCTTACAAGTCTTTCAAGCTCTGACATTCCCCAACCCCTTAATTGCGGTCTTATAAAAGAAGGGGCTTCTTTTCCTTTTACCTTCAACACTCTTGATTTGTGAAGTTTAACTCCATAAAAATTATAATAGTCACTATGAAAGCCATGTTTTAAATAAGGCTTATTTTCTCCGTAAGTTAAATCATCTGTTGAGTTTAGCTCCCAAAAATCAGCAGCGTAAAAATCTAAATTAGTATCTTTTTTTATAGACAAAGGATTTAAAGGCTTGTCTGCTTTTTCGGGCAAGTTTATAATTAAAGCTGCACCACCAAAAAGACGTGACCATTTAGCAACGTTTTTAATAGTTTTTATTATATTATTTTCTTTTAAATATGCTTGTATTGCTTCAATATCCTCTAAGCCTAATTTTTCGGCTTTTATTTTTATTCCACCTCTGAAAGCATCATCAACAGGCTGGTCAATCATTGTCTGCACTATTCCGTGAGTCAAGTACATATAAGAAATTGTGCTTCTTTCTAAAGTTAGAGCTGAGCTTCTGTTGTTTTTTTGCAAAGTTGCAGTTTGTGAAAGTTGGCTTGTGCCATTATTTCCTATAAGCCCAGCTGATACTATACTTGCCAAACTATTAACTAGGGCTTGACCATTTTCTAAAATCTGCTCTTTATTTTTAGATATATTGTTGTTGGTTTTTTTCTTCATTTTTTTTTAAATTATAATAATAAATAAATTTTTCTTCTCTCTTAGTCAATCAAACTATTATAAAACATCATAAACCGTCACCCGATTTTGAAAAAGTCCTATTTTTACTCCATCAATTACATTGTCCACAAAGTCGTCATGCTCTGAATTGCTAAAAGATAATAACTCATCTTTCATTTCAGAGTAATCTTCTATGTCTTTGTTAAATGTTAAATTAGGATTTATCTTATTTAAGCAAGGAATAATATTATTTGCTCTTTGTACCTTATCAACATCACGTGGCAACATTTTTTTAATTTGTTCTTCACTTGGAATTGGAAAGCCTTTTCTTCTAAATGCTTGGTTTAAATATATTCCGTGCGACTTATCCTCAATCCAGATATATCTAAAATTATAAGTTAGCTTAGTTTTTATCCAAGGCTCAACCCAGTTTTCAACATCAACAGAATTTATCTTTTTTCTTTTACAGTCAATTAAATATAAATGATTTCTTTCTATATTGTTTATTACTTCCTTTTTAACCCCCCAATAACAAAATACAGAATAATCATTTGATTGCTTATCTTTATAAGAAAGATCGCCAGTAATAAATCTGTAACTATACTCATTATCTTTAGGCAGTTGATTTTGACTCAGCTCTCTTATGGTTTCTTTTTTAAATAAATTTCCTCCTTGCATCACAGGGGCTTGCTGATATTGAGCCACAAACATAAATTCATTCTTTTTTATTTCTTCAAGTCTTTGCTCGCTATATTGACTAGGCAACTGACAAACACCGTCAACAATCAAAGGCTTTTTTAATGTTTCAAAACTATAAACTTTGCTTAAAAATCCGCTTAAATCTTCAACATGCAATCTTTGCTGAATATTTATCACGGGGATATCTCCTTGGTTTAATCTAGATAAAAGTGTTTCTTCATAGTAAGTTTTTACTTTATTTCTTTTTTTTTGTGAGTGTATATCAGCTGGCTTGTTTCCATCGTCAATAAATAAACAACCTGAAAATTTTGAGCTTCCTCTTATACCTGCACCGAACCCAGTAATTGCAGAGCCAATGGAGGCAAATAATATTAATCCACCTTTATCATTTATAATTTTAGTTGCTGTATATACATTTTTCTTTTTTTCCTCTTTTAAATAAGCTGCCCAGAACTCATCAATAGGATTGAACTCTATATTTTCCTCCTCTACATCTTGGTTATACATAGCCTGATAATAAGGATGCTTTATTATATCTGCTAACTCTCTACTAATACCACTTAGTAATTCCTGTGAAAATGATGTGTAAATAAAATTACATTTTGAATTTTCAGCCCAACAATAAGCAACAAAATATTTAGCCATTGCGGTTTTTGCTGATCTTGGTGGTAAGTTTACATTTTTTCTTGCAACTTTTTGATCGTATATTAATTGATATAAATCAAATAAATCATGATGAAGCTCCTCAACTATAAATTTACGCTTTTCCATTTGCCTAAACATATACAAGAACCAAGTCTTGAATCCTTTTTTATGTAAAAGCTGACCAAAATAAACAGGGTTTTTAATCTGCGTTAATTGCATCGTCTATATGCTTCTCGTAAGAGCCTTTCTCTTCTTTATCTATATAAATAACTTTTTGCTTTATGTCCTCGCCATTCTTTCCAGTGTGTTCAGTTCTAAGGCTAAACTCTTCTTTGCACTTACGCTCTAGCCACCATTTACTTATATCTTTATCTCCTGCCTTAAGACTTTTAACGATATTTAGCTTTGCCTGAATATCGACTCTTTTCTTTAACTCCTCTTTTTTCTCGGAAAACTCTGGATTTTCTTTACAATACTCATAAAGAGTAGAGGGGTTTATATTAGCCATAACGCACGCTTGAGCATCTGTGTAACCGTTTGAAAAGCTGGTTTCTAATTTTCCAATTATTTCAGGTGTCATTTTTGTTGGCCTACCAACACTGCTTTCTTTATTACTTTGTTTTTTTGACTTATGTTTTTTTGACTTGCTCATCTTTTTTTCTATTTAAACTCTTTTAAACAATCCTCTCCATTGCGTTTAACAACAGGGTTTTTCCCGTTATTCTCGCAAAAATTTATATCTCTTTTTTCTGCCTTCCATGTAATTTTGCTCATTTTTTAAAGTAAACTATTATATAATTATAATAACCTTTTTTTCTATTATAATCTAATTTATAATCTTGCTCATAAATAACACTTATTTTTTTTACATCTCTAGTTTCTAAAACAATCAAGAAATCAGCTTTATGTTTTTTTGCCCTTTTTAGAATTTGCTCATCGTTTAACTGCGACCTAACAGAAAAATCTTCAACAGATATAAGCTTGTCATATTCTTTGTCTGTCACATTCTGAATAAAAGAATAAATAAATTCTTCAAATAAACTTGTTTTAAAAAGGCTAGCCTCTTTATCCTCATCTTTACCTAATTGCAAAAAATTATTAACATTATCGGCTATTTGCAAAAAGCTGTTCATCTCCTCTTTATTTTGTGAACAGCCATAAATTGCAAGAATGGATAATATTATAAGTTTTTTCATTTTAGATATTTAATAATTGTTTATTTATAAATATTGCCTTTTTTTATTTGTGTCAATAGTTTTGTTGACTTTTTAGCTTTGCTCAATTATTATTTATAGTGCGTTGCTTAACTTGCTAAAAATTATGAAAATACAATCATTTAAAATAATAAATAAATCTGGTGATGATTTCCTACTTGATAAAAAAGGAGTTTGCTTTTTAGATATTAATAAGTCCCGCCTTGCTCTGCGTTTAACTTATAAGAAGAAATACAGCAAGCAGATAGTTCTTGATTTTATGAAAACATTTCTTCCTAGAAAAAAATTTATTTATATAGGTAGACCAGAAAAAGGGAAAAGGGTAATTTTAAAAACTGAGAAAAACTTATTCGAAAACCCTAATTTTATAAAAGAAATAAATAGCAACTTTGATAAGTGGGTTTCTAAAGCCTAGAAAGGCTTTACTCACTAGGCATATTTTCAATTAAGATATGATCATCTCTTATATCTTCCCAACCTTGCGGGATATGTTTTATATATTTATTATTTTGTATTAAATCGTTTGCGTGCGTAAAAACATTATATGCTTGAAAATAAGTGCTTACCTGACTATGTCGCAAAGATTTATATAATTTAAAAGCCTTGAAGCAATCATAAAATACTTGACCATTAACCTTATATTTAAAGTAACCCTTTAAACACATTTTAGATAAATATAATAATTTGCTTTTATTCACGCCCTTGAAAACTTTTTTTAAGCTCATCTGATTTCTCTTTAAGTAATTGCATTAATTCAATTATGCTTTTCTCCTCAGGAGAATATATGTTTTTTTCTTTTTTTAAATATTTTTCTTTTTCCATTTTATTTGCCTCCATGTTTTTTTAATAATTCTGCAACTTCTAAACTGTTATAATGTGCAGCCCAATACAAAGGAGTCTCGCCCCGTTTATTTTTAGCGTTAATATCTACCCCTTTTTTAATTAATAATTCTGCAAGTTCTAAGTTGTTAGTACATAAATGTAAAGGTGTGTAGCCACTTTCATTTTCAGCATTAACATCAGCCCCTTTTTCAATTAATAGCTTTGCAACTTCTACGCTGTTATCCCATGCAGCATAATGCAAAGAAGTGTTACCTTCTTTATCTTTAATATTAACATCTGCACCTTTTTTGATTAATAATTCTGCAACTTCTAAGCTGTTACGCAATGCAGCCAAGTGTAAAGGAGTAAAGCCCCATTTATCTTTACAATTAAGATCAGCTCCTTTTTTTATTAATAGCTCTGCAACTTCTAAGCTCTTATACAAAGCAGCCACATGCAAAGGAGTAAAGTCATTTTTATCTTTAGCGTTAACATCAGCCCCTTGTTCTATTAATAATTTTGCTTTCTCTAAATCATTTTTCTTAGCAGCTTCTAATAATAGTTTGTTTAAGTTTTCTTTTTCCATTTTATTTACCAATTAGTTATAAATAAGGATTATACTTGATTTTGTTTAGTGTCAAGAGTTTTTAACCTAACCAAGGATATGTGCTAAACCTGCAACTTTGACATATTGCGGGGCTGTCTTCAGGCATATCTACCCACAAATATTCATCGCCACAAGATTCGCATGTTACAATTTGCTTTTCTGCTTCTGTTAAAATTCTGCTGTCTATTAAGCTTTCTACTTTTTGCTTTTCTGCTATATTTAGTGTATTCATTTTTTACCTTTATTTGTTTTTATAATATTAATAATTCCTTTTTTTCCGTTTGTTTCTATAATTAGTTCTACCATTTTACAACCTCACAATCTTAACATGTTTATCACAATGGATTTTTGTTTTTTGATCTTTAGACAAAAAAACTTTCTTTAAATCTGGATTTCCCGAACAAAAAACCGCTTTACAAGCTTCGTTTTTAGAAAAATCTAAATGACCTTTTATATAATTGTTAAACAAATTAAAAACTTCTTTTTCTTGATAAAAAGAGGGATCAAACCCTCTTAAATCTTTGTTTGACATATCTAAAAATTTTTTACACATACATAAACCTCAATTTATTTATATCTTAAATTAAACATAACTTCGTGAATTTTTTCACCTGTTATTTTTGATACTATTTTGCAATATAAATTTTCTAGAATTACATCGCTTAAAATAATTTCTTTTAACTTTGTATTTAATCTTGTCATTTTAAACCCCCAAAACAGCTCTTAATTCGTCGATAGATTCGTTTTTTAGAGCTTGTTGGTATATACCCACCCTTTCTAATAAACTTGTACCGCAAAGGCAACTTATGGCGTTTTTTGCTTTTTTTACGTCTAAAAACGGAATCCTGTCTTCTAAGACTCTGCAAATATTAGCCTCGATTAAATCATAAGGTGATTGATATTCTCCCTCCTCAAACCTTCTTAAATAGTTCATAATAATTTACCAATTTGTTATGTTTCCATATTATTCTCCGTTTTTATAAGTGTCAACAGTTTTATATATTTTTTTTATTATTGTTGCTTTTTGTGCAGCAGACACCCAAAAAAACCTAAATTTAAACCTTGTTTAAATCACCTTTTTGCTTCTGGGGGGGTTAGGGGGGGTTTACTGGATTTATAATTAAGGGAGGTGTTATTCATTATTTCCATTATTTCCATTATCTCCATTATTGAATGTGTATTTTTGATGTATTTCTGATGTATTTCTGATGTATTTTTGATGTACTTTTTTTTATCTTACCCTTCATTAATACCCCAAAAAAGCCTTGTTTTATGCGGCACTTTAAAAAAAAATCTGTTGTAAGGTTTTTGGACTTTTTTTTTAAAAAAATTTTTGAAAAATAAAAAAAACTTTTTTCACGCAACTTTTTTTTGTTTTGATCTTTTAATTATATTACTGACAATTTATGCTGGTCTCTTTCCTTTTGTGTAACGTAAACACCATGCTGGAAAAGCTGCATTAAGTGAATTTGGAAAACCCCTTTCTTTTATACCGTCTGAGTAAATTGAAGCCAAGTGGTATATATCCCATGCAGGAGCGTTTTCTTTTGCTTTTTGCAGAGCCTTATCGCTTAATTTTGAAATAATGTAATTACAATCAATTATCTTTTTTTCTCTTTTTTTATTTTCTGAGTTTTCAGGCTTGTTTGTAGCAACATGTTGAAATCTTTCAAAATTTACTAGCCTTAAAATATTAATAGCAGAGGTTTTTCTTGTCTCTATTTGTTTTTCAGCTTTTAGCATATTAATAAAATTTTTTACTTTAGGTCTAGACCATCGCCACTTTGAGGCTAGGCTTTCCTCTGACCATGCTATTTCACCCCTTTTTACTTCAACCTTAATTCCTCTTATAAAAATAACAGAAAGCTCTTTATGATTAGCAAGCATTAAAAGATCTACCCATGCTTGAGCCTTTGTGAATTTTTCTGAATGCCACAACCAGTGATCTTGCAACTCTCTATGTAAAGAAATAAAACCCTTACTCATTTTTACCACCATCAAAAAAATTATTACTCTCTTTTTCTTTCCAAAACAAATTGTCTTCCATCAATTTAATATCGTCGCTTATTTGCCAGATATATTTGCGGATAATTTCAATGAATTGATTATCAGTGTTGCTTTCTCTTAATTCATTACATAACAAGCCTATAGATAACTCAAACACTGCGGTGGTTTTAACGTCTGAAAAATTTCTAAACTTTTCAATATTGTTATATATTCTCCATATCTTCCGTTTTATTAATAATTTTTCTGTTTGGGGAGTTTGTGCTAATGTTAAAAAGTCAAGTAATACTGCTATTCTAGTATTAAATATTGATTTAACAGAAGCTTTATTTGTAAGCTTTTGCATAAAGTTTGTATTTATAAAGTTTGCATGTTGCAACTTAGGCAACGGATCTTTTTTATTTTGTAAATTTTATATTGTCAATTTATTTTTATTGCAAAACTCTTGACAGTTAAAAACTTATATATTAAACCTTGTTATTAGGTAAATTTTTTAAAAGGTAATTATGCTTAAATCTATAGAACAAATAACACAATCCGCTACAAACTTAACAACAGACTTAGCTAAATATGATATTAGCAACATCACAAACTTAGCTGTTTTATCTAAAGTAAAAAAAGCTTGGTTAGAAGCATCAAAACACATAACAAACGAACAGGAGGCGGCAGACTGTAAGTTGCAATTTTATGGCTCATTACAAAAACTAAAAAGAATTGGAATCGATTTAAATGATCTGGATTGTTGGTTTATAAATTCTTATAAATCTAAAATAGAGGCTCAATATCAATATCAAGCTCTTTTACGCTCAGCAGCTAAGAAAGGTTATATTTGCTCCCCTACAATATATTACCTACTTCCTGAAGAGGTCGGACTAAATAAAGAGACAGGTCAGCCTAAAAATTTTTATACCACAAGAGATGAAAACAACGCTATTAGAATACATTACACAAATTACGGTCTTAAAAAAGAAATTAATTTAAATACTATAAAAGACTTTCATAGCTTTTTTATTTTAATGAATATTTCTGACAAAAAAGGAAGGATGATTTTATCTCAAGAACTATTTTTGACTCCAGAGGAAATTTTGGAGCGAAAAGAAAAGTCTAAAACAAAAGATAGCGGCTCACAAGTATTTGACTATAAATCTAAAACTTATGTAAAAAAAGAGGAAAAGTCAGTATGGGAGCAATGGACACGTCAACAGATTGATAAAAGTCTGGTATGGGCTGCCATGAAGCTTGTAAAAGAATCTTTACCAGTTTTTGACGAATTTTTAAATTTTAATGATTTTAACGAAGAAAAGGAAGTAGAAACAAAATCAAGTAGAACAGAAATTGTGCATGCAGCATATAAGGAAAGTAATATTGATTTAACTTCGCCTCCTCAAAACATTGTTAATGACTCAAGAAAGATTCAGGAAGAGTACACATTAACACCAGAGCTTAAAGAATTTAATAGAAAAAACTTATATGAAAAACTTGAGGCTTGCAAAGATCAAGAGGAATTACAACACTTTATTAATAGTAACGCATCTGTTATATTATCTCTTGATGAGCAAATAAAAGATAGTTTAATAAAAGAAATAGATAATAAAAAATTCTAATGTTAGAAGCCCGCCCTTATCAAAAAATAGCTATTGCATCAACAATTAAAAATTTATTGATTTTTAAAAATACGATGTTAATCGCCCCAACTGGAGCGGGCAAGACATTTATGTTATCTAAAATTATAAATGAACTTTTATTAAGAATTGGAAATAAAAAACGAGTTCTTGTCTTGGTACATAGAAATAAAATTAATGAGCAAAATAAAAATGCTTTTGAAAATTTAAGCGGACGCTCAACAGGTCTTTTTATATCTGGTCACATAAATTTAGGCTGCCAAGTTACTTTTGGAATGGTGCAGACGATAGGCAATTATATTGATAAACTACCCTCTTATGATCTTTTAGTTATAGATGAGTTTCATCATGCTATGGCTTCGACTTATGTAAATATAATAAAAAATCAAAAACAACAGGCAAAAACATTAAACAAGGATTTTTACTTGTTTGGTGCGACTGCAACGCCTAACAGAAGCGACAAAAAAAATCTTGGTTCTATTGTCAGCAATTATTCATGTCAAATAACAATACAAGAATTAATTAAGCTGGGTTATTTAGTGCCACCAGTAATAAAAGCAGTGGATTTATTTTCACAACGTAACATTATTTCAAATTCTAATTATTTTCATAGATCTGCTATTGAGCTTGTTAGTCAGTTAGAGCAATTAAAAAGAAATAAAATAATAATATTTGCTAGCAATATAAAGCAAATAAAGTTTTTAGAAAACTATCTAAGCAAAAAAGATATTACAGCAGTTTCTATCCATAACGAAAAAACAAAAAAAGAAATTTACGAAAATCAAAAAAAGTTTGAAACAGGAAAAGCTAATATTTTATTAAATATAGACATAGCAACAGAGGGATATGATTTCCAACCTATAGATTGCGTGGTCTTAATGCGTGCCATAGGAGAAGAATCAAAGGGTCTTTTGTTGCAGATGGTAGGTAGAGGGCTTAGAGCAATAGACTATAAAAAATATCCAAACACATTTAAAAAAGATTGCTTAGTGCTTGATTTTGGCGGTAATTTTGAAGTCCATAAAAACTTAGACATTGAGCCAGATCTTGAGGATGTAAATATAAAGCCGGCAAAAATAGAAATAAGTAACAAAGGGCAAAACAACCAATCTAAAGACAAAGAAATTGATTTTATATATTACGAATCAACAAAACTACTTTATGAGTCAGGCTTGTTAGAGAGCTTTAATTATAAAGATAAATTTATCCAAGGTCTTTGTGGTGTAAATAAAAGCCTTTTTATACTAAATAACAAAATATTTTTTATAACTGGTGCAAATATTGCACTAGTTGAAGAAAGCGAGCTTGATAAAAAAATCAAAGAAATATTAGAAAGTGATATAAAATATTTAACAGAATTAAAAAACACCCCAATTGAAGAGTATCAAATAAATTTATTAATAGATAAATTTGATTTAATTGGTTGCTCTAAATATAAAGCCTCGACTTTAATATCTTTTTTAGCTCACGAAAATATTTTAAATCAAAATCTGCAAAACTCTTGACACCAAGCAAAGTTAAGTGTAATCTTTATTTATAACTAATTGGTAAATAAAATGGAAAAAGAAACCTTAAACGAACAACTATTTGATGCTGCTAAGAAAAATGATTTAGAGCAAGCAAAGTTATTAATAGAACAAGGGGCGGATATTAACGCTAAAAATGAAGATGGCGATACTCCTTTACATTATGCTGCAAGGAGAAACAGCGTAGAAGTTGCAGAACTATTAATATTTAAAGGGGCAGATGTTAATGTTAAAAATAAATGGGGCGTTACTCCTTTGCATGGGGCTGCATTAAATGACAACTTAAATTTTGCAAAGTTATTAATAGAAAATGGGGCAGATGTTAATGTTGAAAATGAAAATGGTAGAACTCCTTTACATGGGGCTGCATTAAATGACAACTTAAATTTTGCAAAGTTATTAATCAAAAAAGGGGCAGATGTTAATACTAAAAATAAATGGGGCGACACTCCTTTGCATCATGCAGCAGAATATAACATCCTAGAAATCGCAGAGTTATTAATTGAAAATGGGGCAGATGTTAACGCTAAAGATGAAGATGGCGACACTCCTTTGCATGTGGCTGTATATAGGAACAGTGTAGAAGTTAAAGAATTATTAAAAAAACATGGAGCTAAATAAGATGATTAAATTAGTATTAATTATATTTCTATTAAAGCCTGTATTATTAAATGCTGAGGATTTAAAAATAAGAAAAGATCAAATTGTTAAAATATATGATGGTGACACGTTCTTTATAAATATAGATAATACTCTTGATGTATTTGGTAAAAATTTGGGTATTAGAATAAAAGGGGTTGATACACCTGAAATAAGGGGGAAATGCTCACAAGAAAAATTTAAAGCAATTCTTGCAAAAGAATATTTAAAAGAATCACTAGATAAAGCAAATTGTATTATATTAAAAAACCTAGAAAGAGGCAAATATTTTAGGGTTTTAGCTGATGTGTATATTAATGGCGAGAATATGGCTGATAAACTATTGAACCAGAATTTAGCCGTTAAATATCAGGGTGGTAAAAAACATAATTTTTGTAATAACTAATTGGTAAATAAAATGGAAAACAAAAACTTAAACAAACTATTATTTGAAGCTGCTAAGAAAAATGATTTAGAGAAAGCAAAATTATTAATAGAACAAGGGGCTGATGTTAACGCTAAAGATAAAAATGACTTTACTCCTTTGCATGTGGCTGCTTTGTATAAGAGCTTAGAAGTTGCAGAGCTATTAATAAAAAAAGGAGCAGATGTTAATTTTAAAAATAAATATGGCTTTACTCCTTTGCATGATGTTGCATGTTCTAACAGCTTAGAAGTAGCAGAGCTATTAATAAAAAAAGGAGCTGATCTTAATTGTAAAGATAAATGGGGCTTTACTCCTTTACATGAGGCTGCAGAATATAACATCCTAGAAATCGCAGAGTTATTAATTGAAAATGGGGCAGATGTTAACGCTAAAGATGAAGATGGCGACACTCCTTTGCATGTGGCTGCAAGGAATGACAACGTAGAACTTGCAGAACTATTAAAAAAACATGGAGGTAAATAAAAGTGGGGCTTATATACAATCTTACCCAAAATCTAAATCATAAATAATTTTTAAAAACTGTAAAATAACGCTTGCTTCTTAATGTTTTTATGGGTAAAATACTCCCATAAGTAAATTAGATTATGAACAAAAAAGACGATAGACAAAAGATTTCTCTAATTGAGATAATAAATATGTTTCCTACTGATGAAGCTGCTGAAAAGTGGTTTATTAGTAATAGATGGGGTGATGACGTTACTTGCCCTTGTTGTAAATCTCATAATGTAACGGAAAGAAAAACAAAAAGACGCTCTTGGAGATGTAGAGATTGTAGAAAGGACTTTAGCACTAAGACAGCAACTTTAATGCAAGGTAGCAATCTTGGTTTTAGAATTTGGGCTATTGCGATTTACCTATTAACAACTAATTTAAAAGGTGTTGCTAGCACTAAGTTAGCTAGTGATTTAAATGTAACTCAAAAAACAGCTTGGCATTTAGCTATGAGAATTAGAGAAACTTACAACGACAATAAAGATAAGCTATCTGGAATAGTTGAAGTTGATGAATGCTATATTGGTGGTAAAGAAGCTAACCGTCATATGAAAGGCAGAGTAAAAGGAGTTAAAGAAAAATCTGTTGTATTAGGTGCAGTATCAAGAGAAGAAAAGAAGATTAAAGGTTTTAAGGTTAAAGACGCTAAAGCCAACACTCTATTTGAGAAAATCATTGATAACATAGAAGAAGATAGCCGAGTTATTACAGATGAGCATAAGTCTTATTACTGGCTACAATGTGCCTATCAACATGAATCAGTTAATCATAGTAAAGGCGAATATTTAAAAGATGAAGATACTCACACTAATAGCATAGAAAGCTTTTGGTCTTTGTTAAAGCGTGGTTATTACGGAACTCATCACTTTATGAGTAGCAAGCACTTAGCAAAATATATAAATGAATTTGCAGGTCGTCATAATGTACGCAAACTAGATACTATTGAGCAGTTGGCTAATGTTGCTAAAAGCATGATAGGTAAACAGTTGAAATATAAGGATTTGGTAAATGGATAATAATTTTGTAGAAAGTATTGATCAGTTTAAAGTTACTTTCGGAGGTGAGAAGCATAGTATTGATGCTGAGCTTTTTACTAAAACGATAAACAATACTATAGATTTAATTAAATCATCAGCCAATATTGTCGATCCTAATTGTTTTTTGCGCTTGGAGATAAAGGCCAATAAAGAGGGAAGTTTTGAAACAATAATAGACACTGTAGCAAGGCATGCTGTTGACCTTATTACAAAGGAAAATGCAAAGCTTGCATCACAAATTGTTGTAGGACTTTGGGCTTTACTTCAGATAAAAACGCATCTTGGAGGAAAAAGAGCTAAAGAAATAAAGAAAGAAAACGAAGAGACTAAAATAGTCAATCAAGAGAATGCTATTATAACTGTTGATAGTAAATTCGCAGATGGTTTTTTTCAGAATACTAATATTGATAATTCTATTATAAATATCTTCTCAGATCTTAAAAAAGGAGAAAAAGAAAGCTTTTCTATTGAGCATAATGAAAAAAAGATTTCTTTTAGTATGGGGGAATATGATAACATGAAAGAGAAAGTGGTAGATGAAAAAAACAATACATCAAAATTAGAACAACAAAAACCGATAGAAGTAAATTTGTTACTGAAAAAACCTGATTTATTAGGGGATTCGTTGTGGCAGTTTGTATATAATAAGAATATTTCCGCAAAAATAGAAGATAAAGACTTTTTAAATAAAGTTCATAGAGGCGACATTAAAAAGCTATATGCAGGCGTTAAAATCCCTTGCTTGTTACAAATAGAGTATGAGCTAGACGAATTTTTTAACCCTATCCCAAATAGTGATAAATACACAGTGAAAGAGGTTACAGGTGATATAATAGAACCGCCCACACATGCTAATCTTTTTGATAAAAAAAATGACTGACAAGAAGCAAAAGACAGGTCGCCCACCTAAGAACATGGTCAAGCCAATCAAAGACACTGCTGAACAAGTAGCAAAGGCAATAATGCAATCCGAACCAAAGAAAAAATGGAAGTATAAAAAGAAGAATTAATTAACTATTTGGGTAAGATTGTATATAGACCCCTAAAAGTAGCTCAAAAACTCTTGACAATTAAGATTGCAAGGTCTATAATAAAAATTGGTAAATCTGGTAATATTATGACAAAATCAACGATAAAACAAAATAGCCAAGCGTGGCTTGAATTAAGAAAAAAAAGATTATGCTCAAGCGAAATATTCGGCTTAATTCATTATTATATAACAAAAGAAGAGCTGCAAAACGTTGGAATCAATAGCGACGATTTTGCAGACACCCCTTATGTGACGGCGTTTGAGCTATTTCATAAGTTCAAGAATCCTAATTTATATATTGAACGACCCTTCACAAAAGAAAAACAAGCTTACAGCAAAAGGATTGAACAATTTGCTTTACACTATTTATCAAAAATAGAAAATAAATATAATTCTACTTATGAAAAAGGAGCTGTTTATACAGATGAAAAGTTAATGGCTACCCTTGATATTGAAGCAGAGGCAAATAGCAAGGATATTATACAAGACTCAAACGGTTTTAATATTTCTCTTAAAGATACACCAAGGCATTTAATAGGAGTAAAGGATTGTGTGAGCTATGTAATGAAGAGTAAAGAATATGCAGAAAAAGGCGTTGACTGGAAATTTATATTTAAGACACAATTTGCTATGATGTTAGCAAAATATGAGTGGTGTAGAATTGTGATTTTTTCATTAGTTAATGATAATCAGTTTGAAAGGGGTCTTATATGCGGATTGAGTAAAGATAAGTCTTTTAACTATATTAACGATAATGTAAATATTTATAATTATATTTATAAAGCGAGACCAGAATATCAGTATTTAATTAAAACCGCTTTAAAGCGTTTTGAATATGATTTAGCAGCAAACAACCCACCCAAAATAAATAATATTTCAAACCATAAGACAATTTATAATGTTATAAAGCAGCAAGCCAATATTTTAGGCACTACTTACAGTTCTATTGAAAGTGATGAGTTTGATAAATATTTTGCTCTGAATCAAAAGAGCAAAGATATTGAATATGATTTAAAAAGCATGAAGAAAAGAATAGTTGAAATTATGCTGAACTCTGGAAAATCAAAACTTGTTGGAAGCAAAGGTCACTTTTCTTTAAGTCAAAGGTCACTGACAGCAGCTATAAAGAAGTCTTGACAGTAGGCATATATATAATATAATATAAAAAATTACAAAAAATGACAAAAAAAATTACATTCCAGAACTGGATAAATAAATACTCTACTCATCGAAGAATTGCAAAAGAAATTGGCGTGTCTCATCAAACTGTTATAAACTGGTGTAAATATATAAACAGTCCTTATGGCAGAAATTTAATTAAGCTAAAACAGATAAATGAAAGATGCGAAATTGAAAACAAGGACTTAATAGACATTGATCATTTACTTGAGAAATCTGAAGAGGAAACGAGAAAAAGGAGAAAGAAAAGTTAATGAGGCTTAAAAGCAATAAAAATCTAAACAAGCTATTATTGCAAAACTTAAATAAAAAATCTCAACCCAAAAAAAGAAATCAAGAAGAAAGAAAAATTTGCATAGAGTTTAATAATATTTTAAATGGCTATAAAAACTTAAACTTAATTTGTTATGATGTTTTTTACTGGCATCACTCGCCAAACGGTGGAGCAAGAAACGCAATAGAAGGCAAGAACTTTAAAATGATGGGAGTTAAAAAGGGGTTTTGGGATTATATCTTTATATATGGTAATATAACAGACCCAAGTTATAGGCTTTTATTTATGGAAGCTAAAAAAGATAAAAGCAGCAAATTAAGCATAGACCAAATAGAATTTAAGAAATTACTAGATAGCTTAAACATAGATAATTATGTCTTTTATAATGCTCAAGATGCAGTTAATTATTTAGTTGATAAAAAAATCTTAGCTAAATAAGCCTTCTAACAACTCTATGTGACCATAATCTTGCCAGTCTTTACCTGACCTTATCATAATATTATATTGCTTTGCTACTGCAAAAAAAATGCCTATCACTTGCAAATAATATTCTTTGTTCCACGTGAATTTATTGTTTTCATCGTATACTACAAAATCAATCGCCAGAGAATAAGGCTGTGTATTATGCTTTGAAAAAGTTGTGAGACCGTCCTTATATGTCACGACCTCATTTTTATTGCTTATCTCCCATTTTCCAGAATCTATATTTAATTCTCTACCTTTTTTAAATAATTTAAATTGCTCTTCATTTGTTCTTCTACCCCAACTTATGCCAATATCATAAGGCGTAATATTAATTACTTTGTTGCATAAGGTCTTTAAATCCTCGTGGCAAGTTTCCAAGTTTTTAATTGAATTTTCGCTAAACTTAAATTTTTTATACATATTTACTATTTACTATTTTTAATGTACAATAAAGAAAATTGATTTATGTGATGAGTAAAATATCTTGTTATTTTTATATTGCCAATATAAATGAGGCTTTTATAGTTTTTTCATTTAGCTTTTAAAAATGACTGAAGATCAAATTATAATTTCACTAGCTCCTATAATAATGTTAATATTAGCGGGCATATTTTTCTAAAAAAATGAAACTGACTGTAATTGCTATTAATGAAATAGTAATAGATAATAAAAACAACCCTGATAAATTTAAGGTTTTCCAACAAATTATAATAAATCAGAATATACAGGAATTATTGTTAGAAATTAAAAAGCATAAAAAAAATATGCAAGACCTAAAAACAAAATATGATTTATTTCTTTTCTAATAGAAGTTGAAAAAGCCTTGCAAAATGAGATTCTAATTTTGTGTCAACTTTATCAACTTTTTTTTCAAATTCTTTTATTTTCTCCGTAAACTCTTTTCTACCTAAATAATATTTGTAAATTTCGTTTTTTATATTATCAACTTTTACGTCTGTTTCTTTTTTATATGTTTCTAATTTATCATCTAGGTATCTAGTCCTGCTTAGTACCAACCTGAGAAATAGACCAAACGGAGTTAAAATAATTGCTGTTACAACTGCTATTATAATTTCACTAATTGGCACCATCTTACAAACTACAATTATTTAGTTGTTGAATCATAACGCAATATTTAGAAGCAAATCTATAGTCGTCAAGCAAAAACTCATATAATTGAGCTGGCGTAACCTCTGCATGATTATCAAAGATTTTGTGTCCTTCAAATTTTTTTATTATATCAAGCACCGCATCTGTGCAATAGATATATTTTCTATCATCGTCTTTTTGATCCCATATTTTCCAAGCTGTCCAAGACCTACCTGCTTTTAATTTTCCATATTTTTTATATAAGATATTAGACTTTATAAAATCAATTATCTTTTTTTCTTGATCTAAAGTTTTTTTCCCTCTTATAACTTGTGCTTTTAAAGTTCCTTTAAATTTACTACTAAAATAAGCTGTTTTAAAATCTATTAACTTAATACCAGCAGGAGATATTTCTAAAGAAAATATTTTATTGCCTTTATTTATTATTAGGGCTGTGTGATAAATTGGTGATCTCCCCCTTAGCAATGCCGAAAGTGAAACAAGGTAAGGAAAAAAACCTTTATTTTTATAATATTCACTTGATAAAATAATAAAGTTTTTTCTATTGCTCTCAATAAATTCAATCGCCTTGTTATATTCTTTTGACCTTTTACTTAATAACATTTTTAATTGCCTCTTTCCACGCCTGATCTAAATCAAATTTATCTATGTTTTTCTTAGTTAAACTATCAATAGCTTTTTCAACATTTATGGCTATTCTTTCACCAGATATAACTATGTCTAACATAACATAGCCAAGATTTTTTTGCATTTCTTCTGTTAGAAGATGCGTTTTATTGTCTGCATCTTTCCAAGGGGCGGGCTTTCTTCCCAACGCTTTCAAAATAGCGAGCTCAAGAACAGTTTTTTCATTAACTAAATAAGATCTGTCCCCAACTGTTATCTCTATGCCCTTATCTCTTGCTTGTGCTTTTTTTTGATTATTTAAAGCGAACAACTTGTCTTTTTTTTCTTCTAAAGTGTCAACAGTCAATTCATTATCTTTTAGCCATTCCTCAACTTTTCTATAATCTCTATTTGTAGGGTTTTTCGGAATATTTGATTTAATATCCCCATTATATGTTACTAAATAAAAATCTCCTAAATCTTTAACTGAATTAATGTTCATTTAAACCTCTATTTTAATATTCAATAATTAACTTCTATAATTCCGCATCTGCTGTCCAGTGTCCAACTATTGAATCTCCTGGTGCAGTGTGTCCCGAAGTGGCTGCTATATATCCTTGTTCTGCTGGACTGGCTGCTGTTACTGCATCGTCAGTGCTTCTTGACCCATTTCTCCATGTTCCAGTCGCTCCTGTTATAGGGTTGTATATTACAATTGAAGGATTAGCCCTTTTCATAGCCTTAAATATTATTGTTCTGGTGTCGTATGTACTTACAGACCTAAAATTATATACGCCATCATAGGTTATTGTAGCTGGAACAACATCTAAATTATAGCTCTTCTCATAAAATCTCTGACATTTAAGTATAATATTTTCAATGCTTTCAGATTTATAAGGTGTTGCTATTGATCCTTCCTCTAACTTAATATCACCAATATAAGCTAAATCACCAACTGTTGCATCAGTATCATCACACCATATTAATACTGCCACATTTTTTGCAGAAGCTGTGTCTATACTTACATTCTCAATTTTAAATGTCTGAAATGATGTTGTTAACGTTAAATCTGAAGGTGTATTCTCATAAGTCCAATTAGAAGCTAACGTTGGATTCGTGCCAGCTCCTGCCCATGTTGCAACAAGATCAGAAGTTACTGAGTCCTCTGTACCATCCCATGATATAATTGCAGCCCTTAAAGTCTCTAAAGTAGCATTAGAGCCACCTTTTTTTGCTTTAAATGATAATGAAGCATTACCACCTATAATCTTAACTGCTTGTTTAGCTTCAAATATTTGGCAATATGCAAATTGTTTATTTGCAGTCTCTACATCAAATTTAATAGAAGAATAAGCACCTTGCGGAACTTCTGAAGTTTCTCTACTTACATCTACTATGTCATTTCCATCGGATAATAATAGCATTCTATCTAATAAATATGTATCATCACTGTTAGATGGTGTAGTTGAAGAAGTGAAGCTAAGCCCTCTTTGACCTATTAAGCCTTGACCATTTATAATTAAATTTGGATTTGCTGCGGTAGAGCTTAAATCTGTTAAAAGCTGCCAATTAGCCGCATCTGTAAGTGCATTACCTTGATTATTATTAGTTATAGAACCATAAAGCTCATAAGTTCCTGTTTTTTTAACTATTGATTTTTGATGATACTCTATATCTGCTGAATATTCAGGGATACCCTCCTGCAAACCATAAGCAATTTGTCTAGTTGTTAAATATGCAAGACCATTAAACTCTTCTAAAGGTGGTAAATTTTGACCTGATACGGTAGCAGCTGACCACCCATCTTCAAACGCTGATAAATTTTGTAATACATCTGGATCAATAGAGGTGACTTTAGTCCCTGCCTGTGCAGACCCAAACTGCCCTATTTGTCCTGAATTATTAACCGCAAATTGTTTTTGTTTTTTTATTTCAATTTTTGCCATGTTATACCGAAATTATATTTTCATATTTTAAAAACTCTCCTGTTTTAGTATCATAATCACTATATGTTGAAAATCCAGATTTTAAATCTGATATTGTATCCTCTTCATAAGAAGTAAAAGAAAAAATATTTTCATCTCTTACAATTAAAGAATTAATATCAACACCCATTGGTTTTGGCAAGACTTCTTTTTCTAACGCTATTTTTACCAATTCTAAAGATGCTGGCTTTACAAAGTAAGTCATCGACATATCTTGATTGTCCATGCAAAACAAATCTGTGCTAAAAAATTTATATAAATTATCAACTATTGATTTATTTGTGTGATCAATATTATTTTGAACTATTTTTAATTTTAGTAAAAATCTGTAATCGTCATCGTCTAGTTTTAAATTGTTTGATATAAAAGAATTGTAGTTTAAAAATTTACCGTCAGCAGTGTCATAGTTTGAGTAATCCGTAAAGCCTTTTTCATCACCTGCTGGTGTGTAAGGAATATCACTGTAAGGTATTAACTGAAAATAACCCTCTCCCAATAATTGTTGCCCAGTAAAAAATCTATCAATTCCAATATATTTTCCTAATATATCTAGCTGAACACCGACCGCATCGTCTATATTAAAAGCATCTTGCACCTTAAAAATTAAGCCATCTGCTAGCATTTTCTTTGTAAAGCTTTCAATTTCAGCTTTTGCCTTTGGCTTATTGTTATATTGTATAATTAGAAGGTTTTTGTAATACTCTAATATTTCATCTATATTGACAGCCATTTTACAACACCGTGATTGTTATTCGTGACGAGTCTAAAACCCATTTATCATTTTTTGCAGCAGTTTCTAAATAATCGTACCATGTAACGCCATCGTCTGAAATTTCAACATTTAAAGCAACTCCACCGCCTGAGCTGTCATTTATAGCAGCCAAAGACTTAGCTGTTAAATCAGAGGTTTCAGCTGCCTCATTAATTTTATAAGTTTTATTAGTAACAATATAATTTTTTATTGCAGTCTCATCGAATGTTTGCCCTGTTATAGTTGGTTTAATATCAAACCTTAAATGTAAGTTTTGAGCAGTCGGTCTATCATATTTTATTGTTAATATAACTCCTGATTCTTCAGTTATTTCATAAGTTTGCGTTCCTTTCATGCCACAACCAAGTGACCTTTGAGCATATATTGCGTTTGCAATATCTTGTGCAGAGCCACCCTCAACTATTACCCATATAGACTTTGCGGGTATTCCGTCCGCATCGGTTGCGTTGGTTGTGTTTTCAAATAGCTTGGCTTCTGTTACATTATCTAAATTTAAAATAACGCCTAATAAAGACTTTAAATAACCAGTTGCACCGTTTGCTGTTGATTGCTGTCTTTTTATTCTTAAAGCTGCGTCCGTTTCTTCATCTATCCCAACCTCTAAAGCAGCAGAGGAGTTATTAACAGAGCTTATGCCCTGAGTAACTGTGACAATATTTGTGATTGTGTTGGGTGTTGTTGTAATCGCTCCTATGGTATCGGCTAAAAATGTTAAGGTTGTAACTCCTGAAGTCAAAGACACCGAATCGTTTAAATAAAACTTATTTCCTGCGTTGTCTGCAACTGTAAAAATATTAGCATCTGTAATATCAACAGGCTCAACACCATCTAAGCCCACAAGATTTAAGCTTTTAGTTGCGGTGACTTGCACTTGTTGCTGTGTATAAGTTCCACCTCTTCTTTGTATATTATTAATTGATACTCTTTGATCAAGAGCTTTTCCTGTTGCTTGATCAGGGTCAAAAGAATTAAATGTAGCAACTATCAAATCTAAAATGTCTTTTATTAATTGAGCTTCTATATTTATTTTTTGCCCGTCTGGTGTGTTAGACTCAACAATTATATCAGTTCCATAAATTTCCCTGTAGTCTTCATTTAGACCTGTTACAATTTCAGCCAAGCTATCAGTTGTAATCCCTGTTTTATCTATTGTGTTTGTCATGTTCCTATTGTAATAATATTCTGCTCAATTAATCGCTGTGCTTCCTGCGAGTAAATAGTTTCTATTTCATAATTTACTGTAAATTTTCTATTTGCAACCTCAACAGTTAGCAATGCAACATTAACAACTCCATCAACCTTTAAAATCAAGCTGCTTATTTCTTGCTCTAGTCTATCTTTTTGATTGCCTGCTGCAAGCCTTGTTTGCCAATTTATGCCCGCATTTTGATTAAAAAAGCAATCTCCTACCCATTCTTTAAGCTTAGTATCAATATTTTGCTTTAGTGCCTCCTGATCTTGCTTGTAATCGCTTTTACCTCTTCCAAAAGTCCAATCACCATTTTCATCTAACGCTCTTATAATCATTTTAATAAACCATTTATTTTTGAGTTTACGCTATCTAAAGCAGAGCTTGTCGCACCTGTTATTGATAAATTACCGCTTACAGGGTCAACAACTTGCAAAGATTTAATAACTGTTATTAATTCATTTAAAATATCTTTTAAAGACTCGCTTGCATTTTCAATCCCAATTTTGGAGTCAATAGATATTTTTGAATTTTGATAAATTAACTCAGTTGCGTTATTATTCCAAGAAAAACTTGTTGAGTTTTCTAAATTGTAAAGACAAGGCAAAATTAAACCATCGCTTAAATTATGAGATCTTTTACTATTCGGAGAACTTGAAACGCCTGTTTCAAACCAATTATCAATGTCTCTATCGTTAAAAAGCACTAAGCAATTATCACCCGCCTGCAAAGGATAAGTCAAGCCGCCCGTCTCAGTTCTTTGCATAACAATAGGGCAGTCAACTAGTAAGGAGTAATCTTTTACAATCTCTCCCTCATCTGTTGTAATAACTCTTTTGTCTATTAATTCGACAGTTGCCGTTTTGTTAGTTGTGTTTACTTCCTGTATAATTCCCACCCTGTGACAATTTAGATTATAAAATATATCTTGTTTATAGGAGTATGTATAATCTAATAATGTTGTTCCTGTTCTTTGCTCTCTTGTCATTATAATATTTTTAAATTTTGTAAAATCTCAGTTCCCAAAAACAAATCCAGCGAGGTCTTGCACTCACCGCCTACAGCCCCCGAAATTGTTCCTGAGTGCTTTATGCCATCAACTTTAAATTGTCCATTATATATAGGGTTTATTTTTGAGTTTATCTCTATTATCTGACCAACCACTATTCTCGGCTCAAATATAATATCAACTTTTAAATAAGTACCTTGCCTCATAGGAGTACCAAGCAAACCAGTCTGTGCATTAATTAACGGAACTTCACCTTTTATCGCTTCATTTTCATTTAATAAATTTACTTTTTCAAGGTCAATAAAAATCTTATTATTAAAGCTTTCTTGTAATAGGGTAAAAGTATTTCCATTGAAAACAGAGCCTCTTTTTGGCTCACCATTAATTTCTCCTATTTTTCCCTTTTTTATCCCGACTAAATCAGCTGCAAGCTTTTCAAAAATAGAGCTGTAAGTTTCGCTTTTGTCAAAAGTAACAGAGCTGTAAGAGTTGCTAATAGCATAGCCTCCATCATGGCAATTTAAATATGTTATAATTTCAGAGCCTTGCCTGTAAGAATAACACTCTAATATGTTGCCCTTAAAAATTGTTGACAATTCACCATATCCCGCTTGCAATATCACATGTCTATAATATTTTTTTGTTGAATCATCTAGAATTAAATATCTTTCTTTAAATAATAAATTTCTTGTTTTTTGAGATAAATTAAATATGCGTAAATTCATTTGATTTACAGAGCTTGCAGAAGTTCTTTCAATATCAAATTGAATTGTAAAAGGGCTTTTTATTTCAATTATTTCTTTGTTTATTGTTTCTATTAATAAACGGAAATTTCTGTTTAATTTCATTTAAATTACATTTATTTATAATAATATAGAATGTAATAAAAATTATAATTTGTCTATATTGCTTTTACGCTTCTCTATATACACAATTATTATCATATTCTAGCTTGAAATCTTCAAACCATTTTTCTAGCTCTTCTTGTATTTTAAATATATAAGATTTTTTAACACTTTGGCTTTGTGCGGTTTCTTCATCTTCACAAATAATACCGCTTATATAATCAATACAATTATTATAATAGGGATCATATAAAAAAGACTCTTTTTTTAATTCTTTAAATTCCTTTATTAAACCTTTTAAGCTTTCTGACTCAACAATTATATCTGAGTCATTGTTTATTAATAAGTACCAATTTTTCTTTTCCATTTTATTTGCCTCCATGTTTTTTTAATAATTCTGCAACTTCTACGCTGTCAGCAATTACAGCCAAGTATAAAGGAGTTTCGCACTCATCATTTATAACATTAACATTAGCTCCTTTTTTAATTAAAAGATCTGCAACTTCTACGCTGTTATACAATGCAGCACAATGTAACGGAGTGTCTTCCCATTTATTTTTATCATTAAGATCAGCACCTTTTTTAATTAATAGTTTTGCAACTTCTACGCTGTTATCCCATGCAGCCATGTGCAAAGGAGTTTCGCCATCTTTATCTTTAATATTAACATCTGCTCCTTTTTTTATTAATAGCTCTGCAACTTCTAAGCTCTTATACAAAGCAGCCACATGCAAAGGAGTAAAGTCATTTTTATCTTTAGCGTTAACATCAGCCCCTTTTTCGATTAATAACTTTGCTAGCTCTAAATCATTTTTCTTAGCAGCTTCTAATAATAGTTTGTTTAAGTTTTCTTTTTCCATTTTATTTACCAATTAGTTATAAATAAGGATTATACTTGATTTTGTTTAGTGTCAAGAGTTTTGCGAAAAAATAATATTGATTATAAAAACTTTTGGACATATTATAAAAGAATAATGTTTTAAGTTATTTTAGGT